GATTTTGCGAAGGCATTCTACAATTCCGAGGCGTGGCGACAATGTCGCGACGCTTATTTTGTTTTTCGACATGGTTTATGTGAACGTTGCGGAAGGCCTGGGAAGATTGTTCACCATAAGATTTATTTGACTCCGGAGAATATCAATGATCCGGATGTTAGCTTGAATTGGGATTATCTGGAGCTTCTTTGTCAGGACTGTCATAACCGAGAACATTCGGAGAAAAAAAGTCCAACGAGAAACGATGTGATGTTTGATGAATTTGGCAATTTGATTAAACGATAGCCCCCCTGTTTGAAAGTCGATGGGTGCCGGCGGGAGACCGGTGCGTGGAGCTCGAAATAACGCGCAGGCCATTTTCACATGACCCCCACCCCCAAAAAGAGGTGATAAATGAGGTGATATAGCGTGAGCAAGAAAGAATTGGGAAAAGATGAAAAAATCAAGAAGGAGATCAGGAGACTTAAAAAGATTTACGCGGATTTGGACGGCAAAAAGAGGGAGGTCGCCGAGGGCCTCATTAATGAAGCGGCTTTTATGAAGGCAACCCTTGAGGAACTCAAGGAATTAATTGATCAAAACGGACCGATCGACGAAATGCCGCAAGGCGAATATTCCATTTTGCGGGAACATCCAGCCGTCAAAACTTACAACACCATGATTCAAAGATATTCAACCGTCATGAAACAATTGGCTGACTTACTTCCAAAAGAGGACAAGAAAGTTGAAGAAGATGACGGCTTTGAGGCTTTCGTGATGGAACGTGATTAAGTATCCACTGACCTATAACCCGATCTTGGAGTATTGGGAAAAAATCCAAAGTGGCGAAGAAGTCGTATCGGATAAAGTACGGCGCGTCTACAAAAAGTTAGTGCAAGACATATTCGATAAGGACAGTGAATGGGAATACAATCCAAAACGAGCCAACCATGCGATCGAGTTTATCGAAAACTTTTGCAAACACTCCAAGGGGAAAATGGGCGGCAAGCCGTTCATCTTGGAGTTGTGGCAAAAGGCTTTGATCGCTGCTACTTTTGGTTTTGTCCATAAAATTGATGGTACAAGAAAATATCGCGAACTCATTTTGATGGTGGCCAGAAAGAACGGAAAATCGGCTCTCGGAAGCGCCATTGCTTTATATATGCTTGTTGCCGATGGTGAACCGGGCCCGGAAGTGGTAAGCGCCGCAACAAAAAAAGATCAGGCGAAAATTATTTGGTCCGAATCTAAGCGCATGGTGAAAAAATCCCCGGCGCTCAGAAAGAGGATTAAAACATTGGTAGCGGAATTGGTCAGCGAATTTAATGACGGTTCGTTCAAACCTCTTTCCAGCGACTCGAACACCTTGGACGGTTTGAATGTCCATTGCGCTTTGATCGATGAGCTGCATGCGATCGAAGACAAAAATCTATATGACGTCATTGTTGACGGTATGAGCGCACGGGAACAACCGCTTACCATCATTACTACCACAGCAGGAACAGTCCGGGAAGGAATTTTTGACATCAAATACGACGAGGCGGAACGTATCATAAATGGTTTTGATGATCCGAATGGATATAAAGACGAGCGACTGCTCCCCATCATTTATGAATTGGATAAACGGGAAGAATGGATGGATGAAAAGTGTTGGAAAAAGGCGAACCCGGGTCTTGGGACAATCAAAAAATACGACGAATTGAAACGGAAGGTAGATAAAGCAAAAGCCAATCCTTTGCTAGTCAAAAACTTGGTAACGAAAGACTTTAACGTTCGAGAAACGACAAGTGAAGCATGGTTGACTTTTGAACAAATTAATAATCAAGAAACATTTGATATTTCGGTGTTGAAACCTAGATATGGTATCGGTGGCGCTGACCTTTCCAGCACAACGGACCTGACGTCAGCTTGTGTTTTATTTATGGTCCCTGGAAGTGACAAAATTTATTACGACCACATGTATTGGCTGCCGGAAGACTTGCTTGAAAAACGAGCGAAGGAAGACAGGATTCCTTATGACATTTGGTATGAAATGGGATTGCTCCGGACAACACCAGGGAACAGCGTTCATCCGAAATTTGTTACCCAATGGTTTTTGGAAGTCGTCAATGAAAAAGGAATATATCTGCCATGGATTGGATATGACGACTGGAGCGCAAAATATTGGGTAGAAGAAATGAAGGGGTATTTTGGAGAGACAGCCATGATTTCAGTAAAACAAGGGAAAAAGACATTGTCGGCACCAATGAAAAAATTGGGCGCTGATTTGGAAGCAAAAAAAGTCATATATAACAACAACCCGATCACCAAATGGTGTTTAACAAACGTTTCTGTCGATATCGACAAAAATAACAATATCCAACCGGTAAAATCTCAACACATCCGACGCATTGACGGTTTTGCCGCAATGCTTAACGCATATGTGGTCCTGCAAGATAAATACAACGATTATCTGAACATGATTTGAAGGAGGTGATCTCTTGGGTTTCTGGAGACGCCTATTTAATAAAGAGCCGGAAAAACAAAGAGTGGTCATCCAGTTAATCAATGAAACCGGCAACGGTTTCTATTCTTGGCATGGCGAATTGTACAAATCGGATATTGTCCGATCAGCTATCCGGCCGACTGCTCGGGCTATAGGCAAACTTGTTCCAAAGCATATACGGGAGGATGTTAACGGAATTAAGGTTAATCCGGAACCGTATATGCGTTTTTTATTAGAGGAGCCCAATCCATTCATGACGGGGCAAATGCTTCAGGAAAAACTGGCGACGCAATTGCTACTGAATAACAATGCCTTTGCTTTGATCATTCGGGATGAATTCGGTTATCCAAGCCAAATCTATCCAATTCCGGCTGTATCCGTTGAGGCTGTTTATGAAAACGAAGAATTGTTTTTGAAATTCAATTTACGAAACGGAAAAATTTTTCAATTCCCATATCGCGATATCATCCATTTGCGGCAGGATTTTCATATGAACGATATTTTCGGGGATGCTCCGGCTGTAGCAATAACGGATCTTATGGAAGTTGTCTATACAACAGACCAGGGGATTGTAAAAGCCATTAAAAATAGCAATATCATCAAATGGCTTTTGAAATTTAAACAAGTATTACGGCCCGAAGACATTAAAAAGAATGTAGAAGAATTCACACAGAATTATTTATCCATCGACAGCGAAACCGGGGGCGCGGCCGGTATTGATGCGAAAGCAGATATTGAACAAGTTCAACCGCAAAGCTATGTGCCCGATGACAAACAGATGGATAAGACCATCCAACGGGTATATAGCTTTTTTAATACCAACGAAAACATCGTCCAATCGAAGTTTACCGAAGATGAATGGACGGCTTTCTATGAATCGGTCATTGAACCGATCGCCATTCAAATGAGCCAGGAATTCACGAGAAAACTGTTCAACCGGAGGGAAAGGGGTTTTGGAAATAAAATCATCTTCGAATCTTCCAATCTGCAATATGCCAGCATGCAAACCAAGTTAGGTTTGGTGCAAATGGTAGACCGGGGAGCCATGACGCCCAACGAGTGGAGGCAAGTCTTGAATTTGGGCCCCATCGAGGGCGGAGACAAACCCATCCGCAGATTGGACACGGCGCCGATAACTGAAGGAGGTGAGAATAGTGGCGAAGGTCAAAATCAAGGGAACAATCGTGTCAAACAGCGATAAGTGGATTTATGAATGGTTTGGAATAGAGGCGGTAAGCCCGGGTGATGTCGAGAAAGCAATTGAGAATGCAAACGGCGAAGACCTGGAAGTGGAGATCAATTCCGGCGGAGGACTTGTTGACGTTGGAAGTGAAATATATTCGGCCCTGAAAAAGTATCCAGGGAAAGTTACCGTGGACATTGTTGGTATAGCGGCAAGTGCAGCGTCTGTCATTGCCATGGCGGGGGACCATGTCCGTATCGCGCCGACTGCCCAAATTATGATCCACAATGTGAAATCCAAGCGAGAAGGCGATTATCGCGATATGAAACATGAGGCCGGTGTGTTGGAAAATTTCAACAAATCAATCGCTAACGCCTATATTTTGAAAACCGGTATGTCGCAAGATGAGCTATTGAAGCTAATGGATAAAGAAACATGGTTGAATGCCCAACAAGCCAAAGAATTGGGATTTGTGGATGAAATTCTTTTCGATGAAGGGAACCAGTTGGTTGCGAGTATCGATCATCCTGTGATTTTGCCCAGCGTTGTTCTAAACAAAATCCGGAATATGGTTAAACCGCCGTCAAACGGCGACCGAGATAGAAAAATTTATCAAGCAAAATTAAAACTTTTGAAATTGAAGGGGGAAATGAAACATGAATTTTAAAGAATACCTGGAAAAAAGGAATACCCTTTTGGCTGAGGCTGAAAACTTGCTGAATGAAGGGAAACTGGATGAATTCGAAGCAAAAGAAAAAGAGATAAAGGATCTCGATGAAAAGTATGATGCAATCGCTAAAGCGCAAGCAAATATGAAGGCATTGAAAGAACAAGTGCCTTCCGAGAAAATCAAAAATCTAATCGAAAGCGAGGACAAAAAAGTGGATATAACGGTTCAACCGAGAAAAGATGAAAAAGAAGTCTATCTCAATGCTTGGGCTAAAAATATGATGGGCCTGAACCTGAATGATGAAGAAGAAAATGTATTCAACCAAGTTAATGCAAAGTTTATGAACGCCATGCAAACGACTTCCCAACATGCGGTTTTGATCCCAGAAACTGTCCGTGAAGGGATTTGGCGTGAAGCGGGAGAATTATATCCGATTCTTGGTGACGTTCGCATGACGTTCGTGCCGGGCGATCTGACGATTCTGAAAGAGGAAAATAGCGGATCGGATGCGGAATGGTATGATGAAAACACTGAAGTTACTGACGGTGATTTTGCACTCGGTGTGCTGAATCTCACCGGTTGCGAATTGGCGAAAAATATTCCTATCTCTTGGAAATTGAGAAAAATGTCAATCCCGGAATTCATCGCTTATATCCAAACTTTGCTTGCTGAAAAAGTAGGGGCCGCGATGGCAAAGGCCATTGTGAGCGGTCTCGGAAAACCTGGAGCCGGCGATACCTTTAAACCGCAACCGAGGGGCATTGTAACTACACTTCAAGCTGAAAGCGGAACGCCGCAGATCGTTGCATTTGACGACTTGTCCTATGATTTGCTTGCACAAGCGATGGGTAAAATCAAGTCTGCTTATAAGTCTGGCGCTTCTATCTACGCTAAAAGCGAAACCATTTGGAATGTGTTGGCCACCTTAAAAGATGGTGAAGGCCGTCCGCTGTTCATTCCGGACGTAACGAGCGGCGGTGTGGGGCGGATTTTTGGAATCCCTGTCAAAGAAGAAGATTCAGTGGCAGTAAATGATATTCTCATCGGAAATGTCGCCAGGGGATATGCTATGAACGTGAACGAAAATATGACGATCTACACCGAAGACCACGTCAAACAACGTTATACGGACTACATGGCCTATGCCATTGTGGACGGCGACGTCATCACGACCAAAGCGTTCGCATATCTGAAGAAAAATATCCCGGCTGGGTAAGGTGATTGATAATGAAATTCAAAGTCATTTCTCCATTTCGAGATAAATACAATTTGAGCAAAATCTATCAGGTCGGTGAAACGTTCGAATCGGAAGATGAAGTAAGAATCAAAGACTTATTGGATCGAAAATTAATTGATGGCGAAGGCGCGTCTGAAAATGATGCGCCTTCTTTTCCTATTGCCGATCAAAACGAATTACAACTGATGACCAAAAAGGAACTAATAGACCTTTTGAAACAAAAAAAGATTCCGTTTAATAGCCGCCAAACGAAAGAGGAATTGATTCAATTGCTTGGGCGGTGAATGATCGTGGCATTGCTTGATGAGGTGAAACTTTCTTTACGATTGAGCGGAACAGATTTCGACGAAGAAGTTCAGGGGTTAATTGATGCCGCACGAAAAGACTTAATTCGGATTGGGGTAATACAGGAAAAGGTTGAAGCCGAAGACGGCCAATTGGATCCGCTCATCAAACGCGCGATCATCACATATTGCAAAGCTGAATTCGGCTATGACAATCCGGAGGCAGACCGTTTCAAAGCGTCTTATGACATGATCAGACAGGAATTGAGTTCATCAAGTGAATATAAGGCGGTGCCCGTCGATGAGGCACTCTGAAGTGATTTATCTCATTTCGTCGCAAATCATTGAAGATCAATACGGTAATCAGAGAGAAGTAGCGACGGAGCGAAAGGTTTTTGCTAATGAATTCACTGTCACTTCAAATATTTTTTTCAATGCTGATGCAGGCGGGCTCAAACCGTCCAAATCATTTGAAATCTATTCATTCGAATATCGGAATGAATCTAAACTGAAACATAATGGCGTTGTCTATCGCATCATCCATACGGAAAAACGCGGGGATAAAACCCGGATTCTTTGCGAAAGAGTGATCGGCAATGGCTGAAATCAAAATCAAGAATTTATTCTTTGAAATCTCAAAGGCCTTGGAAGAATATACAACAGAAGTAGAAGAAAAATTGGATGATGTAAAAAAAGAGGTTGCAAACGAAACGGTAAAGCTGCTGAAACAAACGAGCCCCAAAAAAACAGGCCATTATGCAAGGGGCTGGGCGAGGAAGAGAGTGGGAACGGCCGAAGTGGTGTATAACCGCACAGATTATCAATTGACGCATCTTTTGGAATATGGACATGCAACAAAAAACGGAGGGCGGACAAAAGCCTATCCACATATCGGACCTGCAGAAGAAAAGGCGGTTGATGAATACGTCAAGCGTGCAGAGAAGGTGATTCGCGGTGACGCATGAAGAATTATTTCAAATCCTGAAAGCGACTGGGTTACCAGTCGCTTATTCTCATTTTCCCGAAGGACCGCCAAGTATCCCTTATATCACTTTCATTGAAATTGGTTCTGAAAATTTTTTTGCAGATGACAATGTTTACAAAGACATCAAAGACTACAACATCGAGCTTTATACCCAATATAAAGAGCCGAACGTGGAGAAGGTTTTGGAAGACTTGCTTAAAGCTAACGAACTCCCTTTTACCACTGCGGAAACCTACATCGAATCCGAAAAACTTTTCCAAAAAATTTACGAAGTGAGGTTGATTTAAATGGCAAATCGCGTCCAATTCGGTTTGAAAAATGTTCATTTTGCGCCGTTAACGGTGAATCAAACCGACGGAACGGTTACTTATGCTACGCCTATTAAAATGCCCGGTGCTGTTGAACTGTCT